GTTTGCGCCCGAAGTGCATGTTGCCAAAGAGGAGATACCTGTTGCTGCGGGTGCTCCTTTGTATGTTGGATTGGACTTTGGCCTTACACCTGCTGCTACTATAGGGCAAAAAGTCCGAGGTCGCTGGTTGGTTCAGTCAGAGATAGTTGCGTTCGATATGGGCATCGTTCGCTTTGCAGAAGTGTTACGAGAGGAAATATCCACTCGGTTCTCCCAAGCATCTGAGGTTTATATCTATGGCGATCCAGCTGGCGACTTTAGAGCGCAGACTGATGAATCCACTCCCTTTCACATTCTGCGCGGGGCTGGCTTGAGGGCGTTCCCTGCGCCCTCCAACTCTGTTGACCTTCGCTTGGAATCGGTTTCCTCACAGCTGACCAAGATGATTGAGGGGAAGCCAGCCTTTTTAATAGATCGTCGTTGCCAACAGCTTATCAAAGGCTTTGAGGGCGGGTATCAGTATAAGCGGATGGAGGTTAGCGGTGAACGCTATGCTGACAAGCCTGACAAGAATATGTTCTCGCACATTCATGATGCGCTGCAATACATGATGCTTGGTGCTGGTGAAGGACGCGCGTTGATGAACAATCAAGCTCCATCCCGACCCGTTGTTGCCAATCGCAGCTTCAATGTTTTTGACAAGAAAAAGAACCGTAGACAGGGGTTATGGGCGCGAATGTAGCATTTGTGCGTTGTGTTTTTTGCCATTCTCTGATCTTGGAAAAACAACAAAGGAGATAGCACATGTGTTTTAAAAAGCCCAAACCTGATCCCAAAATTGTAGAAGAACAGGAAAAGCAAAAAGCTGAAGTAGCGGCGAAGAAGCAAGAAGAACTAGACATTGCTGAAACTGCTCGCAAGCAACAGGCAGAAGAAACAAAGCAAACAAAAAAGACTGAAGCGCAGATTGCAGCGACCCAAGAGGATCAGCAAGCACGTCAGCAAGAACTTGCAAAACCTGTAGTTGCACCAAAGCCAGCACCAAAGCCAGCACCAAAGCCAGCACCAAAGCCAAAAGCACCATCGCTAGTATCAACTGTCAAGGCAACTGAAATTGCTCCAACTCCAGAACCAGAAACAATTATTGAGCCAATGAAGCAGCAAGAAGTTAAAGGTTCAGAACTGACATCCACTGGCCTAACCGCTAAGCCAAAGGCACCATCTGCTGCCATGTTGCGCCGCCGTTCTCGCCGTACTGGACGAGGCCGCCGTAGTCTACTAACATCATCAGCAGGTGGCGTAGGATATTTCAGTAGGTTTCTATAATGGACACAATCGCAAAACATTACCTTAAACGGTATGAACGAGCCAAAGCAAAGCGTACTAACTTTGTTGACGTATTTGAAGAGTGCTATGAGTATGCTTTGCCGCAGCGCGAATCGTTCTACTACGAAGTGTCTGGTCAAAGGCGTGATGATAAAATCTTTGACGAGACTGCCGTTGTTGGGGTTCAAGAGTTTGCGAGTCGTTTACAATCAGGTCTGGTTCCCAACTTTGCACGTTGGGCCGATCTAACAGCTGGATCGGAAGTGCCGCAAGAGCAGCGCGAGGAAGTAAACAACGATCTGGATGAAGTCACCGAGTATGTGTTTGAAGTTTTACAGAACTCAAACTTTGCTCAAGAGGTGCATGAGTCATTCATGGACTTGGCGGTTGGGACTGACATTTTGGTTTGCGAAGAAGGGGATGCTGTAAATCCCATTCGTTTCTCAGCAATACCGCTTCCACATGCCATTCTGGACACTGGTCCTGACGATAGAATCGATCACGTCTTCCGCGAACGCAAAGGGATTCGTTACGATCAGATAAAGATGATGTACCCCAAAGGTGAGTACAACAGCCAACTTCAAGCGTTAATGGGCAATCAGTCAGATCAAACAACAACTGTGCTAGAAGTTGTTTGCCGTGACTATGAGGTTCAGAACGAAGAAGCCTATAAGCACTATGCAATCTGCATGACAACAAAGTCTGTATTGATGAAGCGTGAAATGCGGGGCTTGGGTTCTAATCCTTTCATTTGCTTCCGTTGGTCTAAGTGTGCTGGCGAAGTTTATGGTCGCGGTCCTTTGTTTAATGCTCTGTCTGCAATTAAGACTGCTAACCTTACTGTTGAGCTTGTCCTTGAAAATGCACAAATGGCTATCTCTGGCATCTATCAGATGGAAGATGATGGCGTTGTAAACCCAGACACAATTAACTTAGTCCCTGGAACAATCATTCCGAAAGCAATGGGAAGTGCTGGATTGCAACCAATTCAGTCTGCTGGACGTTTCGATGTTGCGCAGCTTAACTTAGATCGAGCGCAAATGAATATTAAACGTGCGCTCTACAACGATATGCTTGGCGATCCTAACCGCACACCAGCGAGTGCAACGGAGATTGCAGAACGTATGGCTGATTTGTCTCGCCGTATTGGTGCTGCATTTGGACGTTTGCAGGTAGAGCTAGTACAGCCAGTTCTTCAGCGTGTTATTTACATTTTGAAGAAGCAAGGCCGCATTGAAGTGCCGATGATTAACGGACGCGAAGTCAAGATTAAGTCCGTATCACCATTGGCGCAAGCACAAGCAAACCAAGACATTACATCTGTTGCGCGTTTCTTGGAGTTGGCACAAGGAGCCTTTGGCCCAGAGATGATGCAGCTTTTGATTAACAGCGAAGAAACTGCCGCTTACCTTGCTAAGAAGTTTGGCGTTCCAGACTCTTTGATACGCGATGCAGAAGAACGCAAACAAATAGTTGCATTTATGCAGCAAATGCAGCAAAGTCAGGCTCAAGCACCACAACCAATGGAGTAATGCTTGAACCAGAAGATCAATGTGGGCGTAGACGGTATTCAACGCCCACAAGACAAAGATCGAGAGATCAGTGAAAATATAGCAACACTGTTTAGCAATCCGACAGGAGAAGCGGTGTTGAAGTATTTGCGATCCATCACCATCGAAATGGTGCATGGCCCTAACGTTACAACAGAAGAACTACGTCATATGGAGGGGCAGCGTTACATCGTTGGCCTTCTTGAACGGCGTATTAGTAAGGTAAGAGATAATGGAAAACGAAGCACAAGTAAGTGAAGCAACAGAAGCAGCACCAGTAGAAACAACACCTGATGCAGAGCGTCCTGAATGGCTTCCTGAAAAATTCAATAGCCCAGAGGACTTGGCCCAGTCATACAATGCTCTTTCAACTAAGTTAGGTGAGAAAGAGGACGATGTTCGCGCACGTCTTATGGAGGAATTGCAGCAACAAGCATCTGAAGGCGTACCTGAAAAGGCTGGTGAATATGAGCTTCCAGAATACATCGATGAAGATGAAGCCGTAGATAACGAGCTATTGCAGCAATGGGCCGAGCATTGCCACGAGAATGGATATACCCATGACGAGTTTCAGAAGGGTATTGAAATGTATATGAACGGCATGGGGCCGCAACCTGATCTCGAGGCAGAAGCCGAGCGTCTAGGTGAAAACTCTAATGCGCGTATCGAGGCTGCAAACTTGTTTGCTAACAACTTCTTTCCTGAAGAAGCAATGCCAGCGATTGAGCGTATGTGCGAAAGTGCAGAAGGCATCATTGCACTAGAAGCTATTATGACTGCAATGAAGGAGCCAAGTGTTGCTGACCAGACAAACATTGCAGCTGGATTTAGCGAACCTGAATTGCAAGAGATGATGCGCGATGAACGATATTGGAATCCATCTCGGCGTGATGCAAATTGGATCAAGCAGGTAGATGAAGGGTTCAAGAAGCTCTATGGATAACGAAGTAAAGATAATGAAGCGGGGGTCATATTACTTGACCCCCTTTTTGGAACATCACGTTTATGAGTTCATCCACATTATTCATCCTGAAAACGTGCGCGAGTTTACGCAACTTGGGCATACAAACATTGTAGATGCTTTGATCGAGGTTGCTGAAACAAGCGAGGTTTACCTTGTTCGTGACGGCAATGGCGAGATTGTGTTTGTTGGCGGTGTGATCTTGGACATGGAAAACCCACAGATGTTTGCACTGTTTACAACAAAGATTAGGGATAACTTTACGCTGTTGGCGCGTGGATCAAAGATGCTTACCAACTTCTTTGACAAAACATACCCACTGTTAACCATGACCATTAACGCTGAATATGAAGCAATGGTGAACTGGGCGGCATGGCTAGGTTTTGAGCCTGTTGGCATGTCAGAGTACAAAAAGACACAATATGTTGAATTTGTGCGTTGCAATCCGAATAAAAATTTTGTTGTAAAGAATACAGCTAGGCCCGTAATGCACTGAGAAGCCCGACAGGACACCTTCATTGAGGATGCGGCGCGGATACCCGAATGCGAAGAAACTCAACAATAGGACTGTAAAATGGCTAATACAATTGACCAAGCCTTTATCAAACAGTTTGAAACCGATGTGCATTTGGCTTATCAGCGCATGGGTTCCAAGCTACGCAACACCATCCGTTCAACAAACGTAACAGGATCAGTTGCACGTTTCCAAAAAATCGGTGCTGGCACAGCGTCAACAAAGTCACGCAACGGTGACGTTTCAGCAATGGAACTAACACACACAAACGTTGAAGCGACTATGGCTGACTACTATGCAGCGGAATACATCGACAAGCTAGACGAGTTGAAAATCAACATCAACGAGCGTCAAGCGGTTGCTGAATCTGCGGCGGCAGCATTGGGTCGTAAGACTGATGAGATCATCACAACTGCAATGGATGCAGGTGCAAACTCAACTGCAATCCACGATACATCATCTGCGCTTGAAAAAGCTGACTTGCTTTCATTGTTTGAAACATTCGGTTCAGCGGATATTCCAGAAGATGGTCAACGCTATCTAGCGATGTCACCTGCTGGTTTTGCTGACTTGTTCAACATCAATGAGTTTGCATCAAGCGACTTTGTTGGACCACAAAACCTACCGTTTGCTGGCGGCATGACAATGAAAGAGTTCTTGGGCTTCAAGATTTTCTCAACGTCTGCTGTAGCTGGTGGTAAGAACTTTGCGTACCATATGCGCGCTGTTGGTATCGGCATTAACTCTGACGTACAGACAGAAGTTAACTACGTTCCACAGAAAGTGTCACACCTTGCGACATCAATGATGTCTATGGGTTCTGTTGTTATTGATGACAACGGTGTCTACGAAGTTCTAGACAACAACTAAGGGGGCTGAGTAATGGCTTACACAGCTTCTAGTTTGAACCGTTTGGCTGGTGCTTCAGGCATGTCCTTGTGGCACTATTCAACAGCGGACACTATTGCCACAGTAAACACTGCTGGTTACTTCAACGATGCAATCGGCATGATTGCAAAGAACGATGTAATCATCGCAGTCACTTCTACTGGCGGTACACCTGTTGTTTCATTGGTATATGCGAAAGATGTATCTTCATCTGCAATCGACGTCACCGATGGCCTAACAGTCACCGCGACTGACTCTGACTAATGATTGGGGGCTTCGGCCCCCTTTCCCACATAAGGATTAGGTATGGCAGTTTCGAGTACACCCGCAAATTCACCAATTGATGTATGCAGCCGAGCTTTGATCCTTATTGGTGCCGATCCAATTACATCATTTGATGATGGAAACAACGAGGCACTTATCGCGTCAAACATGTATGAAGATGTTGCGCGATCTTCTTTAGTTAATACACGCTGGCGGTTTGCAACAAATCAGGTTGTCTTAAACCGTTTAAGTGATGCACCCACAGGTCGCTATGATGCAGCTTATCAGCTTCCAAGCGGCTGGCTTATGACAGATGCTGTTACTGTAAACGATACACCGATTGAGTATCAAACCTACGGCAACAAACTGTACTGCAATGAAGCAAGCGCATCGCAGCTAGTCCTAGACTATACTTATCGTGCAGAAGAACAGGATTGGCCTTCTTACTTTACGGTTGCTGTTGAGTACGACCTTGCATCAGTGTTTGCGGTTAGCTTGGCGCGAGATCAGGGTTTAGCGCAGCTAATGTCTAATCAGGCGCAAGCATCTATGATCCGTGCTAGAAACCTAGATTCACAACAGCAAACAACACGAAAACTTATCACAAGTCGGTTCATCACTAACAGGAGAACATAATGCAGAAGGTGCGCGTTCCCCTAACAAACTTTCAATTTGGTGAAGTTAGCCCATCGTTATATTCACGAACAGACAGTGCGGTTTACAATCAATCAGCGCAACGGGTCGAAAACTTCTTCCTAAGATCAGAGGGCGGCGTTATTAAACGCTCTGGTCTGAAGAAAATTTACGAGTTTGACACTACAATTAACACAGCTAAGACGCAGCAAACACGATTGCTGCCTTTTGTGTTTTCAGATGATGAGCAATACATTGTATCGCTAGAGCATCAACAGGTGCGCATCTTTCAGATTAGCCCAACAACAGGTGCGGTATCTCTAATCCAAACAATTACAAGTGACGTTGATAGCGCGACACTAAAGTTTGACCAAGATTACTTGCACGAGTACACATATGCGCAAGCTGGTGACGTTATGTTTATTGCGCACCAGACATTTGTTCCGCAACAAATTGTTCGTACTGGCTTAACTTCGTTTCAGGTTGAGTCTTTTCAGTTTGATCAGAACTCTGATGCGTCTAAGATTTACCAGCCTTACTACGATTTCCAAACAGCTGGCATGACGCTAGATGTGGATAAGACAAGCGGAGCTGACGCTACGTTAACTACAAGTTCTGCTTATTGGGATACGTCCAGTCCATCTAAGCATATTGGCACTACAGTTCGCTACAACGGTCAAGAGATTGAGATTACGGCTGTTACCAGCTCAACAGTTGCAACAGGCGATATTCTTGATGAACTAAAGGTAACTTTGTTGCCAAACTCTGTTAAGTCAGATGAAGGTTCAGATATACTTGAATATACACTTGTTAATCACGGACTTTCTGCTGGTGATTCAATTACGATTTCAAACTCTGGAACTATTGGTGGTATAAATAATAGCCATATCAATGGCTCTAAAACTGTAAACACGATTATAAGTGATGATAAGTTTACCGTTGACGTTAATCACAATGCTACATCCTCTGAAATTGGCGGTGGTACACCATCGATTACAACACATGCGCCAACAACAACTTGGGATGAGCAGTCGTATTCATCTTTGCGTGGTTTCCCCGCCGCTGTAACATTCCATGAAAACCGTTTGTGCTTTGGTGGAACGCTTGCGCAGCCAGATTCAATATGGATGAGTAAGTCATCGTTGTACTACAACTTTGATGTGGGCGAAGCTAAAGACAATGATTCGATCCACTTGACTGCTGCTGTTGGTGAGATTCAACAGATTAGACATTTGGTTTCCAATCGTGACCTGCAAGTGTTTTCGGCATCTGCTGAGTTCTATGTACCTGCGTTCCAAAACCAACCTATCACACCAACCAATGCACAGGTTCGTCGTCAAACACCATTTGGGTGCAGCTTCCAAAGACCGCAAGCAATCGATGGTGCAACACTGTTTGTGCAAAAAGGTGGGCAGATTGTACGAGAATATTTGTATAGCGATTCCGAAGCTGCTTATGTTGCTAACCCAATCTCTACAATTTCATCGCATTTGATTAAAACACCGATTGAGATGAACACTCTTTATGGTGCGCTGTCACGCTCTGAGAGCTATGTCTTTGCCTTGAACGATGATGGCACTATGGCTGTTTTTAATTCTAACCGTGCAGAACAACGTGCAGGGTGGGTAGAGTTTACAACAAATGGGGCATTCCATTCGACTGTAACGATTGATGATCGTGTTTTTGCTGCGGTTGAATATGACTTAGGTGATGGTACGGAAAAGATTGTTCTTTGCGAGTTTGACTCTGGGTTTAACACCGACTTGTCTAAAGAGTATTCTGGCACAGCTGGCGTGTTTGATGTGTCTGCTGACTTTAACGATGGTGCTGTTGTTAGTGTTATTGATGGCAACAATTATGTTGGTGAGTTTACGGTTACCTCTGGTGACGTAGATGTATCAGAAGTTGACGCTACGTTAACTAGCGCAGAGATTGGTTACAAGTTTGACGTAGAGCTAAAGACCAATCCTATTGATGCTAATATTGGCAATGGGCCTTTGACTGGTA